CTTGCGAGCTTCTCCTTTCGGAGTAGTGAGTACGAGTTTCACGTAAACATCCTTAGAGAAATCGTGTTTCCCTTTACGTACATTGCCATTAGCAATAATGGTATGGTCTCTTGAAGACCACACTCTCAGCACGGGTTCATTTCCGTGCACATCTACTCTCCGTCAAAAGAGAGATTGTCCTTGTGGGCTAGAACACAAGGAATTATTCCACTTCTGTAAGGAAGTGCTTGGTCCGTGCATTCGCGCGGACGATCCCGTCCCGCAGATTAAGATCTGCTGGGATGCTCAAAACCTTTGGGAGTCTAAACTCTCAAGGGAAATCACTGGACTCGATAAGAGAGTCCACTTTCACGAGCTGCCAAGTATTTGGCATGCTCAGACTGTCCTTTACAAAGGGACATACTGGTTCCGGAGGCTAATCCGGAAAGATTCCACTGGAAGGTGGAATCCGAATGGCGTGGCAGTCTTGAGACTGCTCGCTGGAATGAGGTCCTTCTCTGGGCCTCAAGGTGTTCACACCCTTGTGAACATGAAAGTGTCCCCCTCAGGGGTACACAGGCTAAGAACAATCTTAGCCACTGTCGACGGGTTGGTCATGCAACTCGTCCTTGGCTTCCCTGAATGGGAAGAGCTTCTGGTTTGGTCCAGAATCGATCAGGTAATCAACTGCCTGATCTGTCAGCTTTTACCTGACTACTTCCGGGATGAAATCCCGGAAACACCTTCTGCTTACGAGAAGGTCAAGAGATTGCGCAAAGCAATCAAGGAACAGGGGTTTAACCCTGTCGGGAACATCAGTTCCATCGACATCCCGCGAGAGATGTCATTCTTTAAGGTCATAACTGACTTTATGTCCGATAGGAAAACTCCTATCGATATGTACAGAGTAGCTCTTTTGAGCCAAACTCGTGCATCGGGGGTTCCCCCCCGACAGGTTTTCCTGAAGACACTTCAGGAAATTAAGGAGGTTCTAACGGAGCCTCCAGATCCATCCGTTTACGAACGGATGAAGTACTACATCGCTGCCGGTGTAGATGATCTCCACCAGGAAGTGGTGGAGTCCATAGGAGCTGAAGGCAATTCAGCCCGTTTCTGGTCCTCTGTTATAAACAAGGCCAAGATATCACTTAGTGATAGTGGGGAGTTCTTTACGAACACCGCGTCTGGTGGCAAGTTAGAAGCCGCCAGAAAAGTTCTGGTTTCAAACCCAGAGATTCCAGAGTTGAATCTGGAAACCGGCCTCCCTACAGGGAGGATTCTCAGGCCCGGTGACAATGGAACAGGTGAACGCCTGTTCCACTGGGCCTGCAACCAGTTTGCCGACAGGCAAACTATATATGACAGAAACGTTATGTCTGTCAGAGTTTCCCTAGTTGCAGAACTGGGGAAGTACCGTGCGATCACAGTATCGCACCTTGCACATGCCATGCTTCTGCATGTCATGTCACATATACTGTTAGAGTATCTAACAGTAGTACCGTCGTCCCGATCTGGTGTCGGGGCGGCAAACCACGCTTGGAATTTCTTCAAGCGTCTTTCGCACAAGAACCCTGCTGCGAACTTTATCTTTGGTGACAAAGATATTTTCCTGTTCTCCACTGATTGGGAACAGGCCACAAACTACTGCGATCACGCAGTAGCCCAGGCGATGTGTAATCGCCTATGTTACAATGTGGGAATGCCCACATGGTATAGGCAAACTTCCATGTTTGCGCTTTGTGCTCCTCGACAAGTCGAGGAGATGGATGAGAACAAAGTTCTCAGTCGCTACTTCACTACACGTGGAGAGCTTATGGGTGACCCTGTCGTCAAGGTCATCCTGCACTGCTACCATTTGGTAGCAAGATTTGCTGCTATAAAGCAGCTACAGGCACTTCGTGCCCGTCCCGACCTTTTGCAAGGTCTGTAGTATGCGTAAGCATACAACCGCATTAAACTGCACCCTCTCACGGAAGTGAGACCGCCC